TAAATACTTTCATCACAAAGTTTAACATAAAAGTCTTTGCCCTGCCAACGTACCTCATATGCTATCTTGTTTTCATATAGTTCTTCAAGATGTTTGCTTAACCAATCTTCAAAGTATCTGAATTGTTTTCTGTTTAGTTTTGTAAATCCTTCGTTCATTATATCTCCGTACTGTTTGCTATTTCTTTTAACATATTCCAACATCTTTCATCTTGTTTATTTTTTGTATCTACATTTAAAACAAACAAAGCAATTAACAATGCTATTATTATTCCTATATAGTTTACATCTTTTATATTAAATTTCATATTAATCCTTTTTAGTTTTTTATAATTAAATCTTCTACTGTTTTGAAAGCATCTGATAAAATGTTTTCATCCATTTGTTTTCTTATGTCTCTGAGATAAGACATGTCAATATCTTTCACGTCCCACACTTTACCATCTAAAGTTCTTGTGACTGATTTGATATCATCAACCATTTCTATACCTATCATACTATCAATAGCAGAATAGATAGAGGTGCAGAAAGTTTTTAGTTTATCTTTATGTCCATCTATTCTAACATCTATTACATACTCATCCATTACCTGATACCTCCATGAGTTCTTGATATGTTGTTATGTTGGGATATTGTTTTAAGTATTTCATTATCCACTTGTCTGTCATGTATGACATATGTAATTGCCCTTGACCAAAAGCATGTGTCTGTTCAGGAAGTAAGTCCTCAACATTATCTATTGTAATAGTCTGTGCTTGTTCAACAGGCAATAAACTTTCTAGCCATTCCATTTGGATAGGCTTGATTCGTTTTCTAAGTTTCTTAATTTGTTTTTGATTCATATTATTTCCATGCTGTGAACTCCATGTAAGGAGTTTCTATGTGTCCTTCAGGTAAGAATTGTACCATATCTTGAACCATTTGTAAATCTAAATTTGTACTTGTTGTTTCTCCTTCATCATCATGGGATAACAACAAACCTTTACCTCCGTAGTTTCTACCATTAATACTAAAGTATCTTTGATTGTTTATCAAGAGTCCTTCATCATCAACATACATATCTTGAGTATCATATATATTCACGACATCAAAAGTTCTACAGTCTACAATGTCGTAGATTTCTCTGAAGTCTCCTGTATATACTACTTCTTTTATTGTTTCATCATGTGGGTTAATTAATATTCCTTTCATAGTTATCCTCCTAGGCTTGTTATTAATAATGCTGATACTAGTATTGCTAGTATAGCAAAGTTTATTAAATCATCGTGGCTCATATTTCTCCTTATGTAAATTGTTTATAAAAGATACTCTCAGCTATGAACTCTAGTATCTGCTCTCTATCATCATCAGCATGTAGATTGTATAGATGTGCTATGTTATCTATTTCATCTACAAGCAAACCTTTTTCATCATCAGCTAATACATCTTCATGTATCATTTCTAATGTTTCGTTGTCATTTATGTTACTCATTATCTTTCTCCTACTATCCAACAGTCTCTATGATAAGTTTTTAAATACTTACCCTCATCTTGTCCAACATTATCAAAGGATTCACTAACCCCACAATAAGTATCAACAAGTTCTTGAGCTAACTTCCTAGCATCTTCAACATTAGGTGCTGTTACCTCTACTGAAAAGCCTTCCTCATAATGTACTGCTACGTTATATTTATTCATCCGTTCAATCCCTCCACTTTATTCCAATCCTCATCTAGTATAAGAACTTCTTTAAAGTTATGTTTATAATCTATTTCTAAGTCTTGCCAATTTTCATATACCTTTTCAGTTCCATCTTTAAAATATACATGTAAGTCTGCCCTTTGCAAGTCCCAATCTTTTATATTATCCCAATCAATACCTAGTTCATCTAAATCCCAAGTAAGATATGCACTATATCTAGCTGATATAATCTTAGGTTTAGTTCCATCTAGCCAATCACTCATCATCTTCCTCCTCTAGTTCATTTAAGTATTTATCTACACTATTAGCTACCCAATCAGGCACATCTCCTATTGCTTCCTCAGTTCCATCTTCCCAAACAATCCCTATATTCCATGCTTTAATTTTCATGTTATCTCCTGTGTTGTGTCTATCTCATCTACCATATCCCATACATCATCAAATGCTTCTTCTACTTTGACATCACATAGCTTACTTTCTACTTCAATGTGTAGTATGTTTAAAAGTTCTCTGAAATCACACCATTGTTTATATGTCATTATCTATCTCCTATGCTGTTTGTATTACAAAGCCACTAGTATCTTTCTTGGCTTTACCCTTTGCTTTTAGACCAACAATTACATTGCTCTTATCTAAAAATCTTAAGTCTGTTTCATCACCATTGATTACCTCTCTACCCTTAAAATGTATAGGCATATCTCCATTGAATACAACTGCTATGTTGTAAGCAATCTTGTCGAACAGATTGGCGTACTTCATATTAGCTTCTGAGTAGCTCCATGTCAAGTGATAGTTTTTATGTTCAGATACTTTTCTTGTAGGTATCTTGGTGTAATCATAAAACTGTACAGTTGGAAAGATATCAAAGATATTCTGTCCATCTATCTTTATTGTCTCCCATTGTATATCACTAGTACCATTCAGTCTTATGCAAGGAAGCTTATCTTTCTTTTCACAGTATCTTACAAACTTCATGATGTCTGTAATCAGGTAAGTCATGAAGGAACTTCTGTCCTCCAAATACAAATTAGTCTTACGCTTTCTAGCTTCTTGTATGACATTAGTGGTTTCACCCTTCTTTATAATGCCACCTCTACCTGCTGTATTTAGACAGGCTTCCTTGCACCCAGCAATGTCTTGATAAGGACATATCTTAGTGTTGATTGGACTCAAATGCATGATAGCAGTCAAGTAATTACTTAGCTTATCACCCTTCATAACTTTAGGGTTTCCGCTAACGGTTAATAGTTTATAGCTCATATTTTATCTCCATTAAGTTAAAATTAAAAGGCACTTTAAAGTGATGCCTAGCACTTTTAGTGTGATGGAAAACGGTTTCTAGCACTTACTCCAACTCTCAACCTATGACCACGTTTAAGGATTTTATGATAGGCTCGTTTAACACTAAACTTTTATGCAAACAATCTTCTGAATGACATAACTAACCTAGCAAAGAAGCTGTTAGTTGTGTAATATTCATAGTCGTTTATAACCTCTAAAGTATCTTGAACATCAATGTTTGAAGCTACTTCAAGGATTTGCATACCTTTGTTGTCTTTACCAAGAGGTGTTCGCCTTACAAAATGTAAAGGTCTACTTGGCTTAGACTTTTGATTATACACTGATACTTTACCTGAATGATAACCCTCAAAAGTATCTCCTGTAGTAGTCTCATATCTTTCTTTGTTAGCTCTAACTCTAACAATATTAACTCCTAAAGAGTTTGCTTGATTCCAAAGTGTTTGAATACTTTGTGGTGCATGTTCTATTGACACAACAGTTTTTGTATCTCTTTTTCCATATACTATTTTACTCATTATACTATCTCCTTTAGTTTAGCTTGTATTTCTACTGTGAATCCTTGTTTTAAATCTTCAATCTCATTGCTTATGTGGGATTCATAATCACTTTCAATGTTTTCTTTGACATCATAAATTGCATCATCAATTTTATCGTCAACTTTCCAATCAAAATCATCTTCAAGATTTGTTAATCTATCATCTAACTCGTTTAGACTAACTCCGAAAGTACAGACTTCATAGTCTTTACGTTCAAGTTCTAAAGTTCTCTTGTTGATATTGTTTATACCTAACCATTTTTGTAATAGTTCTCTCATAGTTTTATCTCCATATATTTATATTAAGGTGCTAGTTGGTTTATTTACTACTCAAACTAGCAGAAAGAGTATTTCAGGGCTGTTTCTCGGTTTATATTTGTTCTAGTTTATCCTGATTGCACAGTTTAATTTTACGATTTAACAGCAGTCCCTAGAGACTAAGCGATATTATTATATGTGCTTTAGTTGTAGCACCTCTTTAGCTTAGTGTCCTATAAGTTTTATTATTTGCTGTAAATTAATTTAGCAACTTTTTTATCATGAATAAAAGCATTTACAGTAAATTCATTAATAATATCTTTATTTGTTTCTTTACAATAATCTTCGTAATGAAATACTATATCTCTAGTTGAAAAGCTTTTTAAATTGTTTATAGGTTTTACCTCTATTTTAATTACGTTATGTAAGTTAATTTCCATGTTTATCTCCTTTAAGTTGTTGGGTTAATAAATTCTTCTACTTCTTTATCAGCTTCTTCTAAAGCTAATAGAGATTCAATAAAATCTACAATGTTTTCATGTTCTAAATTATCCATAATTTCTCCTTATGTTTAGAGCCTTAGAAGACTCTGTGTGTTGCTGACCGACAAATTATAGCGTTTTGCCGAGCAGATGTCAAGCGTTTTAACAAACTTAAGATATATTTATAATCTTAAAGTGGTCAACCTATTTAAAAGGCGAGGTGCTTTTAATTATTTTAATAGGTTTGCATTTCTGCATATTCTGAAAATTTATCTGCAGTATAACTGTGTTCTGCTTCTAAATATTCTTCACATATATTATATAAACTGTCTGTATGTAATACATGACTTCTATATTTAAGAGTATTTACTACTTCTTTAAAACCAAACTCTTTACTTAATATATAAAGTTCTCCGTGATTAAAATTATATTGTTTTGCTAAAACATGTAATTGATTGCTCTGTTCTCTTGTAATTCCTGTTACCATATTAATACTCCTTTTAGATTAAAATTGCTCAATTGTCCAAACTGTACCCATTTCCATACTACCACTACTCAAAAAGTCATAGCTGGATTTAAGAAACACATGTCCTTTTTTAGTAAACTTATGTCTATAAATTACAGACCTATCTTCTTTAACAGAGTTTCTGACTTTAAAAATATAGCCTAACTCATTGATATACCGTTCAGCTTTCTCAAGACTATTGAACTTTGGACTATTAGATTTAGCATCTAAAATGACTTGCATATTAGATTTACCATTTGGGTTTTTACATTTAGTTTTCATAACATCTCCAAGTGTTTTAAAAATAAGCGGGGGTTGTTCCCTGCTGAGCGAAACCCATCATAGCTTTTGGGTCTGAGGATGTCAAGCGTTTTAACAAACTTAAGATATATTTATAATTTTAAGATATCAGAAGATTAAATATATCCGTAAAATAATCTTAAAGTTTAAACTTAAATTAACAGTTTATCCACAGATAATCTATACTTATCCACAAGTAATTAACAAGATATACATAAGTTATACATAAATTTAGATAAGTTATCCACAGATTTGCCCTCAATTCCCAGCCCAACCGACTTAAACTTAAAGCTCGAATTTTATCTTAACTTAATTAACTTATTTAACTTCTTTGGTGTGGTCGACTGCCATCATAAAGAGTAATTACAAAGTAATTTCACTATTAAGATTAGATTTTAGATTCACGAATGGCTTCAGGAATGAGTTGCGAGGTAAAAAGTTAACAAGACTTTAGGCTTGTTACTTACCAAGCAACGAAAACATATGCCCCGAGTGAGTAAAACTTATAGACATAAAAAAACTCTCTAGCTTGTAAGGCGAGAGAGTCTTTGAGGTTTTAGCTGACCTTTTCTTTTAGGTAGTGGTCGATTTTATTGAGGTAAACCTTCGGAAGAGACTTACCTTGAAGAAGCTGATGAGCTTTCTTGAAGTTTAGTCTTTCATCTTTAGCAAGACTATACAGACAGCCTGTAATTTGCTTCTGAAGTTTCCAGTTCATAGCTGAACCTTTCTTGGCAAACTTGTAGCCGATAGCTTGACATTGTTTGAACGAAGCTGGGCTTGAAGTTCTATCTTTGTCAAAAGTGTTTATATCAAATGTATTTTCCATATTATTCTCCTTTAAGATTAATGGATTTATAAATACCTGCAATGTAATCTTGCAAGTGGTTAGTATCAGATGCATTATTGCATTTGATTTTCACTGCATGAATATCACTTAGACATAAGTCCAATGTGTATTTCATAGCAGATGAAACTGTTGGAAACTCAAGAGTTTCGTTGTTTGTGTAGCTTATTAAAATCATATAGTGCTCCTTTATGGCATAAAGAAACTATAAAGAATTTTAAATGTTGCAAATGCCTTAGAGTTTTAAAGTTTTTCAATGGCTTCGTAGAAAAAGTTTAAAAGTTTTACAAAGATTTTCGAGGTTTTGGGAGAAAATACTGTAAACATTTGTCACTTTAAAAACTTTATAGTCTTGTAAACCAGAAAGAGGACTATCATGATTTCTTATAAGGTAGACAAACAACTGAAAGTCTTAGAGTTTCCAACAGGAGCTTCTGCTATAGTTTTAGAAATACACATTGGAGTTATGTCTAAAGTATTTGTGATATTCATGCAGTGAAAGGCAAATAAGCTTTGGCAATCATGCATATGATACTAACCTCTTGCAATATTACAGATTTAATTGCAGAGTATTTATAAATCCATTAAGCTATAAACAAGGAGAATCATATGCTCTTAGAAAATACAATTTGATATAAACACTTTGACAATCGGATAGAACAAAAGACCAGTGAGAGAGTGTCAAGCAGAGGTGAAAAGTTTGACGAGAATGTGAGGCTATGAATGCAGAAACTTCAGAAGCAACATGGAATCTGTTTGACAATAGTCTTGCTAAAGATGAAAGGCGTTAAGAACTTCAAGAATCCTCTGAAGCTTCTGAATGTAAGGCGAGGGAGATGTTTACAGAGATAAAGAGAACACTACCAAAAGAACAGAGTCAGGTAAAGCCCAAAGACTCCGAAGCCTTACAAGTTAGAGAGAACTAAGAGGTCTAAAGTTATACAATCTAAAATCTATTCAGGGGTGGGCAGGAGACCATACCCTCTACCCTATATATCTATAGCATGATTATACATTTTCAAGGATAATGATCATTAACCAGAACTAGTTAACGCCCCGACACTAAAACTCTAAAATCTTTAAAGACTTTAAAGGTATTTATTTCGCCCACAAGAAATCCTCTCTACTAGGGAGTCGCTTGTTTTGATGAGGGATATTATGGGTATATATTGACCCGGGAGGGCACTATGTTATTATAGCATCGTAATTCACTTTTGTCAAGCCCTTTAAAAAACTTGACAACTTTCAAATAGATGTGTATACTAGATGCATGGCTATATTACCAAGTGTAGATAAAACAACAACTAAAAGAGAATTAACGGATAAGCAGAAGTCTTTCCTAGAGCACCTAGTCAATACTAGTGGTGATGCTAAGAAAGCAGCAGAACTTGCCGGTTACTCTTCACATTATCATCATGTTGTAAAGACTTTAAAGTCTGAGATACTAGAACTCACTCAAGAGATACTAGCAAACTCAGCCCCTAAAGCAGCTTTTAAACTTGTAGAGATAATGGAATCTAAGAAACCTATAGTACAAGCAGCTAATAAACTTACTGCTGCACAGACGTTATTAGATAGAGTTGGTGTTAGTAGAGTAGATAAAGTAGATATAAATCATAACATGGCTAGTGGAGGTATCTTTCTGATGCCCGATAAAGCCCCAGTAGTTATAGATGCAGAAGATGCAGATTATGACTAGACTTTGGATAACTGAACATGTTAATGAAGAAGGGTCTGCAATAGGTCCTTACATTAAAGCTGATACAATCGCACAGGCTAATCGCATAGCTATACAATATGGGTTGTTGGTTCTAGGAGAAATTCAAGAGCTACAACATGATACTCAATTAGAAAAAAGAATAGTACACTAATAGTCCGGAGGACTAAGATGCCAAAAGAAAAAGACAGTAGATTAAAAAGAGCAGGAGTCTCTGGGTTTAATAAACCTAAAAGAACTCCGGGTCACAAGACTAAGTCACACATTGTTGTGGCTAAAGTAGGTGATAAGATTAAGACTATACGTTTTGGTCAGAAGGGTGCTAAGACAGCAGGTGCTCCTAAAGCAGGTGAATCAGCTAGAATGAAAGCAAAGAGAAAGTCTTTTAAAGCGAGACACGGTAAGAACATTAAGAAAGGCAAAATGTCAGCAGCTTATTGGGCTGACAAGGTTAAGTGGTAGAATGCCACAACTAGGTAGTAACGAAAAACCTGTCCTTATGTCTAGTAAGAAGAATAAGGGTAGAGTTTATGGACCTTCGTGGCACGGAGGTAAAGGAGCAGCTCCAAGAGTCAACATACATTCTAAACAGTATGCAGATAATTGGGATGCAATATTTGGTAAAAAAGGAGGCAAAGATGCCAACAAAGAAGAAAACGACAACTAAGAAGAAGTCAACCGTGAACAAGGCTGGTAATTATACTAAGCCCACTATGCGTAAGAGACTTTTCGAGTCGATTAAAGCCGGTAGCAAAGGCGGTAAACCCGGACAATGGTCAGCTCGAAAAGCCCAGCTCCTTGCAAAACAATATAAATCTAAAGGAGGAGGATATAAATGATAAAAAGGATAAAAGAATTTATGATAGAAGCGATGAACAAATTAAACAAACTATACGCAAAACTATTTAAAAAGTGTTTAACACCGAAAACAAATGCCAAAAGCAAAAAGTCAAAAAAGTCTAACTAAGTGGACTAAGCAGAAGTGGAGAACTGCCAGTGGGAAGAAGTCTTCCAAGACTGGAGAAGTCTACGCACCTGCTAAAACAATAGCAAAGCTCAAGTCAACTGCAGCAGGTAGAAAGAAACTTGCAGCAGCTAACGCTAAGAAAAGAGCAGCTACCAAAAAAGGTAAGCAACACGCTAAGCACGGATTACATAAAGGTAAGAAAAGATAATGAAAGAAGGTTATATAACAAGAACCTCTTCAACTATACCCTTTGGATATGAAAGAGATGAAGAGTCTAGTTCTTTTCTAAAGCCTATAAATGAAGAGTTACAGGTATTAAAAGAGGTATCTGAAGCAGTCTTTCACGGAGAGATTAGTCTAGGTATTGGAGTAGATTGGTTAGAGGCAGAGACAGGACGTAAGATGTCTAGACCCGGATTGAAAAAACACGTAGACAAAGTATATGGAAGATAATTCAAATAAGTACTTGACAAACCCAGATGGGAGTTATATACTAAAGAAAGACGGGACACCAAGGCTTAGACCCGGTAGACCTAAGAATTCAGAACTTTCTGGAATTAAGTTGGCTTTACAAGCAAAGAATAAACTTAATAAGAAAAGTAAGAAAGTTAAAAAGCTAACAAGAAGTTTAGCTAGAGTCAAGAAAGAACTTGACAGAGAAGAGAAAGTTTTAACATCAAATGTTTTAACAGAATCAGATACCAAAGAGTTACCTGATGCTATACAACAACATTTAGATACGACTGGTTCTCATGTGGCTTTTATGCCCAACGAAGGACCACAGACAGACTTTCTAGCTGCAGGTGAGAAGGATGTTCTTTACGGTGGTGCAGCAGGTGGTGGTAAAAGTTTTGCAATGTTAATAGACCCATTGCGTTACTGTCATATAACAGAGCACAGAGCTTTGATACTAAGAAGGTCTATGCCAGAACTAAGAGAACTTATAGATAAGTCTCGAGAGCTTTATCCGATAGCCTTTAAAGGTGCTAAGTTTAAAGAGGTTGAA